TGACCGTGAACGTGCCGGTGGTCAAGACGGGCACGGCTGGCGGCACGCTGGCCGGGACCGTCATCCCCAACGCCGCTATCTTCTGGGGCCACCCGAACTACAGCCCGCCGTACACCTACCTGGAGCTGGACCGCTCGCAGTCCTACGTCTTCGGGACCGGGCCGACGCCGCAGCGGGACGTGTCGATCGCCGGGACGTTCGGATACGACCTGGTGCAGGAATCCGTCGGCTCGCTTGCCGGTGACCTCGGCAACTCCAGCTCCGCCACTGCTTCCATCACCTGGACGACCGCCAGGATCGGGGTGGGCGACCTGCTCACCATCGATTCCGAGCGGATGCTGATCACCGACCGGACGTTCACCGACACGAGTCAGACGCTGCAAACTGCGCTCGATGCCGACACCTCTGAGACCACGGTCGCGGTAGCAAACGGCAGTGCCTACGCCGCCGAGGACATCCTGCAACTGGGCTCGGAGCAGATGTTCGTGGAGAGCGTAACCGGCAACAACCTGACGGTCATCCGCGCCTGGAACGGCACCGTGCTGGCCAGCCACTCGGGTACTGAGATCTACGCGCTGCGGGGTGTCCAGCTCACCAGGGCGGTGTGCGGCACCGCGATCGCGTCGCACACCACGGGCGCGGCCATCTCCCGCAAGGTCTACCCAGGCACCGTGCACGAACTGGCGCTAGCTGAGGCGATCAACACCGTGGCGCAGAAGACCAGCGGCTACGCGCGCACCATCGGCGAGAACCAGACCATCGTGCCCGGCGGGTCGCTGCCCGACCTGCGCAACCGCGCCTACACGCGGTACGCCCGCAAGGTAAGGCAGCGGGTGATCTAGATGACTGACGTGCAGGTATCAGGGCCGCTGTACGACGGCACTGCGCCGGGGATCATCGACAGGTACATGAAGTCCGCCAAGGACAAGATCGGCCAGCACGCCGAAGACGAGGTGCACGCACGGCTCGGTGAGGTAATCCGGCACCCGACTGGCTACTACGAGGGCCACATCCACACCGAGATGCAGGCCGATGACCTGGTGGTCACCGACACCCCGGTCGTTTACGGCCCGTGGCTGGAAGGCGTCGGCTCGCGCAACTCGCCCAAGACCCGCTTCCCCGGCTACCACACGTTCCTGCTGGTCAGCCAGAAGCTGGACGGCGAGGCAGAAGCCCTGGCGGACGCCGAGCTGGACGAGGGCGGATACATCGAGGCGCTGAATGGCTAACTTCGATACTGCCGCCGTGAACGCGCTGGTCTCCGCCTCCGAGTCGATCGCGCTGAGGACCGGACAGTTCCGCAGCGTCAACTTCCACGAGCCCAAGGCCGCGCCAGGCTCCGGCGTGCGCCTGGCGATCTGGGTTCAGTCGATCGAGCCGATCGCGCAGGCGTCCGGCCTGGCTGACACCAGCGGCTACGTCGTCTTGTACGCGCGGGTCTACGGCAACATGCTCGCCAATCCCGAAGACGAGATCGACCCGCGCGTTCTGACCGCCGTGACCGTGCTCATCGGCGCGTACAGCGCGGACTTCACCCTCGGCGGCACCGTCCGCAACATCGACCTGCTCGGCATGTACGGCGAGAAGCTGGGCGGCCAGGCGGGCTACATCACGATCGGCGGCTCGATGTACCGCGTCATGACGGTCACCGTGCCCTGCGTAGTCAACGACATGTGGACCCAGGTGAGCGAGTCATGAGCAAGACCAATGGCCTCGGTGACAACTTCTACATCGGCGGATACGACTTGTCCGGCGATGTGGCCAGCCTGGACCAGATCGGCGGAGGCCCGGCGGCCGGAGATGTCACCGGCATCAAGTCGAGCGCGCACGAGCGCATCGGCCTGCTGCGCGACGGCCGGATGCAGTTCACCTCATTCTTCCGGGGCCACGGCGACTGGTCCCCGTCGCTGGTCGGCTCGGCGGCCCTGAGTGCGCTGCCGACCTCCGACACGATCGCGATGTACTTCCGGGGCACGGCGCTCCAGAACCCGGCTGCCGCGATCAACGGCAAGCAGGTCAACTACGACCCGACTAGGGACAACAACGGCAACCTGACGCTCAAAGTGGATGTCCAGGCCAACGGATTCGGCCTGGAGATGAACGGCGAGCAGCTTACCGCCGGGCTGCGCACCGACACGACGGCCACGATAGGCCCGGCGATTGACGACGGGTCAGGTTCCACCTTCGGCGGCCAGGCGTACTTCATGCTCACCGCGTTCACCGGAACGTCGGTGACGATCGACATCCAGTCGTGCACCACCTCCGGCGGAACGTACGCGACCACCGGCCTGACCTCCAGCGCGCTCACAGCGATCGGGGGACAGCGGGTCGCGGTCGCCAACACCACGACGATCAACGAGTTCATCAAGGTCGTCACCACCGGCACGTTCACCAACGCCGTGTTCGCGGTGGTCTTCGTCCGCAACCCGATCGCAGGGGTGGTGTTCTGATGGGACAGGTGGTCAGCGTGCCGTTCGGCCGCACGTTCGTACAGCGGATCGTCCCGCTGATGCCGGTGCAGAACTACAAGACCTATGGCATGTCGATGCCACTGGACAGCCACTGGCGTCCTGCCACCTGCGAGGAAACCGGCTGCGAGGCGTACCGCAACGGCTGGGTGACGACGGTGGACACCTCCACGGAACTGGGCCGCAAGCAGTACGAGTACATCAAGAACGACAAGACGCGCAGCCACAGCATGCAGCGCCCGTCTCTCACCCTGGTCAAGTTCGTCTTCGCGCCTGGCAGCAAGTGCTTCCGCGCGGCCGACCACAAGCTCCCGCTAGAGCGCCCTGCCACCTTCTACGTGGCCGAGGGCGACTGGCGGGGAAACCCGCGCGGAATCCCGGTGCGGGTCCACTCACGAGCCGAGGACTGGTGCGAGGACTTCGCAGACCACCAGGACCGGCTGGCCACGGCTATCGAAAGGGGCTGACAACATGGCCAAGACTTCTGGTCTCGGTGCCGCGATCCTAGTGGACGACTCCGGCGGTACCCCCCGGACCATCAGCAACGACATCACCAACTGGCAGATGGCCACACCGCGCGGGGTGCAGGACGTGACCGGCGTGGACAAGAGCGCGATCGAGCGCATCCTGCTGCTGGCTGACTTCAGCGTCACGTTCACGGGCGTGGCGAACTTCACCGCGACCACCTCGGAGCACGCGGTGTTCTCCACCGTGCCCAGCACGTCGGTGAACCGGACGACCGCGATCTCCCCGATCGGCACCACGACCGGCAACCCGAAGCTGGCCAACGAAACCCTCTTCACCGACTACCAGGTCACCCGCACTAACACGGGCGAGCTGACCTGGCAGGCCCCTGGCGTGCTCGCGGACGGCACCGTTCCGACCTGGAGCACCAACTAACAGACCCCGCCAGTCGTGCTGCCCTGTCGCGGCTGGCGGGCCAACAGGGCACGGGGCGAAAGGAGATACACGATGGCAGGGTTCACGCCGGAAGAGACGCACTTCGTGCTGAAGTTCCAGGACCCCGCGCTGGACGGCCTGGAGGCCACGGTGCGCGAGATCAGCACCGGGGAGCTACTTGACCTGGCCGAGCTGCTGGACCAGGTGAAGGCCAAGACGGGCCTGGCGGCGGCCGGGCCGGTCAAGAGGCTGCTCCAGATGGTCGGTGACGGACTGGTCGAGTGGAACCTGACCGACCGGGACGGCCAGCCGGTACTAACCGGCTACGACGGCCTGGTCAGGCAGCCGCTCAAGCTGGCACTGGCCATCGCCGGGGCGTGGACGCAATCGATGGCGAGCGTCGATATCCCTTTGCCGACCGGCTCCAGCGGTGGCGAGACCAGCCTGGAGCCGTCTATCCCGATGGACGTGTCGTCACCGAGCCCTGGGAGCTAGTCAAGGCCCAGACAATCCTGCGGATCTGCGACCGCTTCCACTGCCTGCCCAGCCAGGCGAAGGCCGAGGGAGCAAGCATAATCCGGCTGCTGAAGATCGAGAACCTGGGAACACGGAGGGAGGTGCCAGATGGCGAATAAGGTCCAGATCACCGTCACCGTCAACGGCAGCGCGGTGGCCAGCCAGCTCGCCGCGATCAACACGGCGACCAAGGCGGCCACCGACAACCAGAAGTCATCCTGGGACTCCCTCGGCAGCCACGTAGGCAGCGTGTTCAAGGGCTTCGGCGGCCTGGCGGCCGGAGCCCTGGCGGTCGGCCTGACCGGGCCGCTCGCCGCCGCCGGGCTAGCGATCGGCGCGTTCGGCGCGGTCGCCGCGCCGACGCTCGACAAGGTGGATAAGGCGCTCACCTCCACAGGCAAGGCAGGTCAGCAGGCGTGGGCCAACCTGGACCCCGCCCAGCGCGGCCTGGCGGAATCGGTGAAGGGCCTGGAGACCGAGTTCGGCGCGCTCACGACCAAGCTGGAGCCGGTCGTGACGCAGGTTCTCGGGCTCGCGGTGCACACGGCGGGCGACCTGATCCCCGCGATCGGCGGCCTGGCCAAGGCGGGCGCGACGGTCATCGACGGCTTCCTGACGCCGTTCGACAAGCTGCTCCAGAGCACGTTCTTCGCCCAGTTCGTCACTCAGATGTCCAGCCTGGCCACCCAGGTTGCCCCGGTGCTCGGGCAGTCCCTGACCGGGCTGCTCAAGGTGTTCATGCAGTTGTTCATGCAGGCAGGACCGGCCGCCGTGCAGGTGCTCAACCAGCTACTGCCAGTCATCGTGCAGATTGTCGGCGGCCTGGTGCCGTTCGTCACCGCCGTTACCAAGATAACCGCTGCCACCTTGGAATGGCTGGCGAATAACAGGCTGCTGATCCCCGCGCTTATCGCCGTGGGCGCGGCGATGGCGATCGCGGGCGGCTCGTTCACCGTGCTGATCGCCGGGCTGGCGCTGGTCGTCGGCGGCCTGACCCACCTGTGGCAGACCAGCCAGACGTTCCGCGACGTAGTGACCACGGCCTTCTCAGTCGTAGGCAGGGCGGTACTCAGCCTGGCCGAAATGTGGCTGACCGAGATGCAGGTCATCTCGAACATCTTCCTGACCACCGTCGGCATCATCATCCACGGCGCGGCCGACGCTTTCGGCTGGGTGCCCGGCGTCGGCGGCAAGCTGAAGTCGGCGGCTGCGGCGTTCGACGGGTTCAAGGCCGACGTGAACAACGTGTTCGACGCGGCGCACGCCAAGATCGAGGGCTGGAAGACCGACCTGGCGAACATGCCCAAGAAGGTCGCGCTCCAGGGGGACATCTCCGACCTGACGGCCAAGCTGAACGACGCCAAGGCCCAGCTCAAGGACCCCAACCTGACAGCGACCCGGCGGGCGCAGATCGAGGCGAACATCTCCCAGCTTCAGTCCCAGCTCGCCTCAGCCAGGGGGCAGCTCGCCGCGCTCAACGGCTACACCGTCAACACGTACATCGTCACCAACCAGATTATTCACACGGCCGGGTCACAGAGCGGGGTGCCGTTCAAGGCGTCCGGCGGCATCATCGGCGCGGCCGGAGGCGGCCCGCGCTCGAACCTGGTCATGGTCGGCGAGCAAGGCCCTGAGCTGGTGCGGCTGCCGACCGGCTCCACGGTCCACTCCAACCCGGACACGCAAGCCATGCTCGGCGCTGCGGGCGGCCAGTTCCATATCACCCTCGAACTGGGCGACAGCTTCCGCCAGGCGGGCCTGTCCGCGCAGCAGCTTGAGGACATCCGATACACCGTGCGGACCAAGGGCGGGCGCGGCCCTGATGCGGTAGCCAAGGCGTTCGGCCAGTCATGACGGAGGACCACATGGAAGACGAAGAGACGGACGCGCCGCAGGAGATCACCTGCTCCGGCGGAGTGAGGCTCGACTTCGGCGCGGGCAACCGCCCGGCTGTCCAGGAAGAGGAAGACCATGCTGGCGACGACGACGACTAAGACCGTCCACTGGCACGCCCCGGCGGTTATCGCGGTCAACCGGGCCAGGGCACGTCACCGCCTAGCGGCGCTGTCCCCCGAACAGGTGAACAGGTTCCTCAACGGCGAGTTGCTGCTGTTCAACGCCAACAACCCGCACTGGTACGACGCCTCGGTCAACGCCGTCTGCGCGCTGCTGAACAGCGGGAAGATCGAGGTATTCACCGGCACCCAGCCAGCCGCCGACGTTGCGCTCACCGGCACCCTGCTAGTCACGATGACGTTCGGCGCGACGGCGTTCGGCGCGTCCAGCTCGGGCACCGCGACAGCCAACGCGATCACCTCCGGCACGGCTGGCAACACCGGGACAGCCGGTTACTTCGGGCTTCTGGAGTCCAACGGAACGACGGTCGTCGGCACCGGGTCGGTCGCCTCACCGTCAGGCGGGGACCTCAATTTCAACTCGCTGTCGATCAGCTCCGGCGCGACCTGCTCCTGCTCCGCCTTCACCATTACCGGCGGCTGACACCGGGTCTACCGATGGCTGAGGGGAGGTGAGAAATGGCGATATCTGTAGTCCAGACAGCAACTGCTAATCCTACCACTTACAGCGGAGCTGCAACTTTCGCAGCTAACATAACTCCCGGTAACACCGTTGTCGTCGTACTAGCTATATCTGCAACCACAAGTGGCGTCGGTACCGCTAGCGTGACCCTGAACGGTTCAGCGGATAACTTCACGCAGGCTGTCCAGAGTTCGCAGTTTCTAGCCACCTCCGGACTTTTCCAGGTATCGGCAATTTGGTA